TTTTCAGTACTTCTGTGCCCCGGAATACGGTGGCAAACATGGTCGTCTTCATTTTCATTGTGTGTATCTTATGCGCACTTTGCCTCGTGGTACTCGTGACCCTAATTTTGGTCGCCGTGTCCGTAATCATCGGCAGTTGGTAACCCTGCAGGGTTTATGGAAGTATGGATTTAGTGCGCCTATTGGTGTGCGTTATCATCAGGACGCCTATACTAAGCTTGGTTGGCTGTGGCCCGTTGACAAAAAGGGCATCCCAGTCGTTTCAAAGCCGGCGATTGCTGTCGGTTTCTACGTTACTAAATACGTTAACAAGAAGGCCGATCAGGATATGATCCGTCTTAATATTGGAGGTCATACATGGAACCAACATCTGTCCCAAATACTACAGAACCTACCCAACCACACCTTTCGGATAAGGATGTCTCGCGGCTTCGGGTTAGAACTTCCACCGATGGAACATCTCAGCATGTCGAGCTTGTCGGAACTGACGAATCTATCTTTGAGACTCGCGCCGCTCTCCTCGCTGCTGAAAAGGAACGCGCGAAAAATCTTGCGATCGAGAGTGGGCGCGTTATCGCTCTCCGATATTCTGGCAAGCAAGCCAAAAACGATACCGTTGCTCAAGTCTTTGCGACGTTTGATGAACGATACACCGGCGTTCAACCCGCAGAGTTTTACCGATATGTTGACCCCGAAATTGACCGGCACGGATATTTCTGATGAAACGCGACACTATCTCGAGTCGAACCGGCTTACCAAAGCTTTCTTTGTCCGGCCCAGACTCACAGGCGGATGCAAGTAAATATGTGTCCTATTTTGAGCAATTTATGTCGCCGTTCTATAAAAACCCGTGGTTGTCACATGCACAACGCGCGGCTATGCTTGATAACTTAATGGTCGCTTGGATTCAATATCAGCGGCTTATCCTGACGGAGCAATCTCCGTCTTTCCATGAGTACTGCAAAAAGGAAGGTTATGTATGAGTTCAATTCTCGATAATACCAATCAGGGCATTCATTACCGCAATGCTTGTGCTGCCGTTAAGCTGGTTTCTGCTTCTCAGGTGTTGGATTTAACTATTGATGATTATGAGTTCCTGACCGGCTCTAAATTATGGACTGCTATGGAGCGTGCCCATGTTCGCCATGTTGTTGAAGCGGCTGTATATGGTTCTCTTGATTATCTCGGCCTGCCTCGCTTTGCAGTTCCTGCTGAGTATGTCGCGGCAGCTATTGCGATGTATGTCCATCCTGTAAATCTCATGATGGCCTGTGCCGTTATGGATGGCTGTGAGTGGACCGAAAACGTTATTAACGGCGTTGAGCGTCCGCTTAAGGCTTCTCAGATCTTTTCTCACGTTGTTCGTTTGTGTGCTGGTGATACTTTCTTCATTGATGGTAAAGAGGCCAACATGCTGCGCCAGCTTCGTCCTCAAATGGGGGTTTAATTATGGCTATTCGTCGTCGTGCTCCGTCTCGCTCTCGTTCAGGAGGTGCCCGCGCGCGTGGCACAGCTCCCGGTATGCGTTCTGGTAAATCGCGCTCTGGTGTTAAAAACCGTTATTATCGTGGTGGAGAGCAATACTAATGTCTAACGTTCAAACGTCTGCTGAGCGTGCCCCTCATGATATGTCGCACTTTGTTTATACGTCCGGCAATATTGGCGCTCTGAAAGTTCTGTCTCATGAAAATGTGAATGCTGGTGATTCACTGTCTATGAATGTTGTCGGCTCATTCCGTTTATCTCCATTAAAACGAGGATTAGCTCTTGATACTTGTCTGGAAGTTTTTTCATTCTACGTTCCCTATCGTCACGCATATGACGCTGATGGTGGTACATCTTTTTCGGACTTTATGAAGGCTGGTATTAATGGCGATGCTATTCTTCCGGTTGCTGAATATGATCAGGAGAATTCCGCTTATAATACTCGTTTCCTTGGCGTTCGTATGAATAACGATGGCACTGTGCCTATTTGGTTATTTGATGGTTATCGCCAAATATATAATAACTTTTTCAAGGTTCCGTTTGAGCCTGATAAATTGCCAACTATTGACGCTATGACTGATGATGAGCGTCGTGACGGCTTTGCTTGCCAACATTTAAAAACGATGTGGTCTGCGCCTGTGGATTCTGCTTATCAGGCGACGTGGGATGTTGACCCAAACACTGATGGTACAATCGATCTGGTTAACCTCAATGCGCAATATGGTCGCCTCCATACTGAGCAGGAGCGTTCGCTATTCATGAAGCGCTATCGTGATGTTATCGAGTCGTTCGGTGGCTATACCACTATCGATGCTGATTCTCGTCCCAAGTTGCTTATGCGTTCCAAGTTCTGGGCTTCTGGCTATGACGTCGATGGTACTGACCAGTCTACGCTTGGCCAGTTCTCTGGCCGTGTACAGCAAACCTTTAACCACAAAATTCCGCGCTGGTTCTGTCCTGAGCATGGTGTTGTTATTACGCTGGCTCTCGTTCGTTTCCCGCCGGTTGTTTCTGGTGAGATTCCGTATCTCTGCGGTAATCCATCTATCGACTATTCTCTGATTTCTGGCGACCCTGCTATTGTTGGTAACCAGTCTTCGCAGACTATCGATATGAAACACGTGCTTCCTCAAAATGATGGAACCATTCGTGTGCCTTATGCGCAATATATGCGTTATCACCCGTCTCATGTAGATGAGTCTTACGAGGATATTGGCGATTTCCCGTTCTTAGAGGACTACGCTCTAAATACTGGTTATGCTGCTGGTACTATTGTCACCACTTCTTATGATGATGCTTTCCAGACTCGTCAGTTAGGTCATTGGAATATTCAATGTAAGTTTAATGACACTATATATCGTAATCTGCCATCTGCTCGTGATGCATTGATGACTGATTAATTAATTGCAAACTGTGAGATAGCCCAAATTTTATATTTGGGCTTTTCGAGCAGTTGAATGTTTTATTGCTAAGGATATCTATTATGTTTCAACTTTATACTACTCCTCATAATGCTTTAGAATCTCGTGTTATTGTTCTTGATTTGGATGATTGGCAATCTGGTATTACTGTATTAAATTCTTCTACTATTTATAATTCTGAAGTTTCTTATTGGATTGGTGGTGCTCCTGGCGGTACTCCGCCTTCAGCACTCCAATCTGTATTTCTTGTTCGTGCTGATGCTGCACGGCTTAATAAACATACTTTACATCAGGTTGTGTTTTCTGCTGCTTTGTCTTTGGAGCTTTCCGTGGATGCTCCTATTTCTGTTAGTTTAATTCGCGTTGAAGCTACTACTTCAACGCCTACTTCTATTTCTGCTTTTAGTAATATGATTATGCGACCTGTTGTCGCTCAACAAGCTTTTAATGCTGGCTTTGATATTTATCAAGTCTCATTTGATGATTGTGCATCATTTAATGCTTATTCTCTTACTGAGGATAACTATGTATTCTTTGGTGTATTCTTACGTTCTAATGGCGTTCCTACGAATATTACTGGTGCGCTTTCTATGCGCTGTAATTATCAGGAAATGATTCCGTTCCAACCACTTAAGGCTTAATTATTATGATGGAATCCCTCGCTGGTTTAATTGGTTCGATGGGTTCCAGTCTTCTGACTGGTGCCGAATCTGCCGGTACTGCTGCTTTAGCTTCTATGCTCGGTGGTTCGGGAGCTGGTGGCGGAGCCACTAGTCCCGAACAAATCGCTTCCGATGCTGGAATAAAGTCTTCTCTGCAAGGTGCTAATATTCCACCCTCTGGCGCTCAAATGCCTTCGGAAACTACTGGCTCTCAATCTGTTTCTTCTCAATTAGGCCGCCTTCTGGGTAAAACTACAGGCGGTTTAATGTCTGATGCCATATCTACTGGGTCGTCTCAATTATCTAATCGTTTAGTGGATAACTTATTACACAATGACCCTCGTTCCCTTGCTTATGAGCAGGGTAAGGATGCTCAAACTTATATGAATGCCGCTTATCCCGGTACTAATAAATGGGATAAATTAGGTCAAGCTGGTGCTGCTTCTGGTGTTGCTACTACGGATACTTCCGCCTTAAATGCGCGTGGAATATCTACTCAAGGCAATGCTACATCTCGCGCTAATACTAAATTGACTGCGGATACTTCTACTATTAATGCTGGTATCGGTGCGGTTACTTCTCGTCGTAATACACATGACCAATTGGCTCAATCTGCTCCTTTGGTTCAGGCTCAAGTCGCTAAGGCTAATGCCGATACTGCGGCTTCTCTGGCTGATACTTCGCTGACTCCCAATCGTCGTCGTCAAATTGATGCGGCTGCTGGTGCTGCGTCTGCGTCTGCCCAGGCTGCTACTGCTTCGGCTGGTGCTTCTACTGCTCAGGCTGAACAAACACGTCAGTTAACTGGCCCAAAAGTTCAACATGAAACTGCTGCCGCCGAATCTGCTAAAACACCCTCCGTTGCTGGTGGTATCTACCAGACTGGTAAGACGTTTCTTTCTGAGGCTTCTGACTATGCTGATAAAAAAGGTACTGAATTTGGTAACTGGTTATGGGAGAAAACCCACGACCATGTTAATTCTCAACTTGACATCCACAAAGGTTCTAATGGTATAAAGGGCGCTACTAGCTCTAACTCCAAACGGAAACACTGATGTCATTTATCGAAAATTTCTGGGGCTTCGGCCCCTTCTCTGAACCCAAAACACGTACTCCTCCTACTGAGATTATTGACCATCTCAAGCCTCTTCTCGCTACCATCTCTCTGTCTGAACTTCGCCGTGAATATCCGGTTGTGGATCTCTATTTCCAGATAAATGCTTATGACCAGCTATTCACGGCTATTTTCAATGAGTACATGTCCTACGTTGCTCAAATGTCAAATACTCTTTTACCCGCTCAAATTGATGAATTGTTATTAAAATGTGATGAACTCGCAGCGATGCAAGACTTCGCAGAACTGCTCCTATCTCAACTTGATATATTAGGCACTATAGACCAACTCCCCGAAGGGGATTCCTCGTTCCGTTGCCGTTTCCCAGATAGCACTCCCGTTCAGGTGTGGAGGAAATTTGTCCGTGATTATCCTCAAAAAGATATCCGTTCATATCATTCGTTTGAAAAACCCTTGGCCCACATCGACACCGCCTCTGATTTACTGCGACGCATGTCGCTACATACCAGACGGACTTACTCGGTTCAGCGGGTGCTCAACGCTATTCTTACAGCCCACCGTAAAGGTTGGTTCATTGTCTTTGATACCCTTAGCCTTCGCGATTGTTCAGTGGGAGATTTCTATTCGAACAAGACGGCACTTCGTGACCATTTCAGAACTCTGGGACGTATAATTCTCACTGCTGAAGGTCGCCCCCACTCTGAGAGGCATGATGATTGTTTTCAGTACTTCTGTGCCCCGGAATACGGTGGCAAACATGGTCGTCTTCATTTTCATTGTGTGTATCTTATGCGCACTTTGCCTCGTGGTACTCGTGACCCTAATTTTGGTCGCCGTGTC